AAAAGTTTTAACTTTTATTTTCATTTTGTTCTACCTTTCTATAATCATTTAATGGGCTATAACCTAGCTTATAGCAAGTGCAATGCTTTGACATGACCAACTTGGTTGCTTCTGCCTTTAATGCTTCTATTTCAGCGTGTTGTTGGCGTAGCATAATGGCTGCCTCTCCTTCAAAAAAAGTGTAGTAAGGCGCTGCCTCAAGTTCATCAGCTAATTCAAGTGCGTTCATTCTATCTCTTTAATTGTTTTATAAACCTGTAAAGATACCCGTAATACATAAGCAATATCTTTAGGGCTTAATTGACCCATTAGCTGTAGTATTTTTATTACCGCAACATCGTTGTCCAAAGATTGTGGTTTAACTAATGTTTCAATCATTTCATAAATATCCTTTTAGCCTAACTATTACAAGGGTAAATATTAAAATTGACCCACAAGCTATAGTCAAAATATAAACAATTTTGTTAAGCATAATCGACTACCTTTGTCAGCATAACCTGAACCAAAGTAGCCAAATCTATAACAGTATCATTTAATTGTTTTTTACCCTGTAAAGCAGGGTTCGCATTAAGCATTTCGATTTGATTAATCAATTTCCTAGCTTGCACTATCTCTTGAGATATATCATTCATTTTCTGTCCTTGTAAAAAAAAATAATAGTTGTGACAATAAAACCGAGGATAACAATGCCAGCAAAAGCCATTGCTTCCTCGTTACTCATTTAACTCTTGCTACCTTGGCTTTTTTGAGAACCATCTCATACTCTACTTTGGCATGGTCATCGAGCTTGCGTAAGGGTAATTCCTGATAAAACTTCCATTTAGCCTGGTATTCTGGCTGTTCCGAAGGGCGAATCCAGCCATAAGACTTAACCCACCTTTCCTCAATGTCCGTACCAGCAGCAGTCCAAATATGCGAATTTAGTTCTTTTTTCATTTTGAATCCTCAAGTGAAGTTAAAAGATGTTTCCCCAACTTAATTGCTCGGTCTACTGCTGATTTATCCCATTGGTCATTTGCTGAAATAGTAGAATCACCATCTAAAGGAAATTTCCAATCTGCTGCAATCATTCCTTGTAATACTTTGGTTACTACATAAGTTCGTAAATCGATTTCCATATATCTGTCCTTATATTTCTAAATTACGATAAACAACACCATCCGACCATTTCTGATCTTTTGATAACTCATAAAGCTGAATAATCCTTTCGGGAAATATTAGCTTTGGCTTTTGCCCTTCAAAACAAAAAGCATAGACAAAGGGGGCTTCCTTTGAGCTATACCACTCTAAAAACAAGGGAATCTTATCAATTTCCTTCTTTTTAAAATTTGCAGTACCCTTAACCGCCACAACAAAAGTTTCATTTTTTGTAGATACGATGTAGTCTGGTAGGTTACGAATCATAGAATTAATGCGGAAATAGTTCGGTACAAATTTATTTTTTTCGTCAAAACCCAATCGGTTAAATTGATAACCCATACTGGTGCAGTATTCCTCGAATAACCTTTCACCAATATTTTCTTCACTTTGTCGTTCTTGGTAGCTATTCGAACCTTTCATTTTCTAAGCCTTTTTATCCCTAAAGTCTAAGATAAACTTCTTCATTTCAAAATAACTGTTAAAACGAGCTTTGGCGGGATCTCCACCACACTCAACCCGATAGGCTTCCTCAATCTGTTTATCGCTGCTAAGGGGCAACTGAGCGGTTTTAGAGGCATTCTGTATCCAATCTGCTTTAAAGCCAATCCAAGATCGCTCGCAACAAATTTTCAGGACGTCACCCAATGTAAGGTTTGCTTTTTCTGCTTCCCGAATTAAACCCTTGATTGCGGTATCTGTAATAGGTTTCTTTTGTGCCTTGCGAATTTTTAAATAATCTTGCCAAACAGACAAATCAACATTATCAGGACACATAGCATCGGGAGATGCTTTCTTTTCTTTATTATAGTTATTAGTTAATAGTTTATAGTTAGTAGTTAGGGATATGTCTGGGTTATCTTTGGAAACCGTTTGGGTTATTTCTGGGTTTTTCTTAGGTCTACCACCCAATTTACCCACTTCCCTATTGCGTTCAGCTTTAGCGTGAAAAGCCGAAATTTCATCATCGCATCTTTTATGTTTCCAGCCTTCATCGGTTTGAATAAAAAATTCTTCCAAAATACTGATAACTGTATCGTAACAAGTGGTCAGCCTTAACCTACGAACTAAAGTAGAAAATTCCCTTGAAACCATGTTGGTTATTGTAAGGTTTTCTAAAGGTATGGGCTTTTCTGAATCATAGTAATGGTTAATTAATCGGAAATAAACGATTTCTTCTTCTAAGGAAAGATGGGCGGTATGTAAAGCCCAATCCGATATATTAAACTTGTAATAGTGCATTAGCTATCCCAATTTAGTCGGATTAAATTTATTGGATTCAGCATCATTAATCAAAATTTGAGCATTTTTTACTACCGCTCTAAATTGACCAATGGTTAATCTGACTGTTTGGGGTTCTGATTTTTGTAGGTCGCCAGCCGACTTGAAACATATAAAACCTGTTTCATCGGCATAAACCTCAATCCCATCATGGGCTGGAAATTCAAGCATTTTGTTTCTCACAAAAAATTATAAGCATCTCGCTGGAGGCAATTATGCCCTTACTTTTTTTAAATGGAAAGCATTTTTATAATAGTTTTACCACCTTTTATTATTTCACCTCTAAAAACATGAAGTTCATCGATTTGACTATCGTCATTCATAAGCCCAGCTTGAACCAAAGCATCTTCTAAAGCCTTTATTCTATTAGAAATATCGCTAATTCTACGGTCTTTAAAATGAAGTGTTACAGATAAACTTAATCTATCCGAACCAAATCTTATTGGTTGCTGGCGCACTACATGAGCTACTTGTTGTTTAAATTCTCGAGCAGCTAAAGTTAAAAATCTGCGATGCCCCGAAAACCCCCAATAACTATTTACAGAAGGGGGCAACGGTAACTCTAAAAAAAGATTTTCTTTTTGTAATAGTTCAGGCATAATAGTCCTTAGTAGCAATTTGCTACCTTATCACACGAAAGGATAATTATGTTTAACAACAACAACTATTACCAGCCAGAAGATGATGGCACTATCGATCTGGGTACTCGGGAAGCTGACCTTTTAAAGGACATTAAACCCAATACTGTAGATCGATTGGCTGAAGCAATTGGCGAAGATTTATTGGCAAAAGACAAAGAGCAGCTTCAAGATTATTTGGATAACAAAGATTTTGAAAATCTTGGTCGTAAGATTTGGGCTTTAAATATGGAGTACTGGGAAACTTGGGCTGAAAATGTTGCAATCGAGGATTACCATGCAGGACTTATTGGGAATGGAGATTGACATGAGTAATGAAAAAAAATTAAAAGAAGCGTTATTACTTTTAAGGCTTTTAGCTACATCAGCAGATCGTTATATTGAAGATGGAAGCTGGTTAGAGGCTTTAAATAATGATATTTATAACGCTAAAGAATTTTTAATAAATAATAAAGAAAACATTTATTATGCTTAATGATTTTTATGATGAATTAAATGTTGTTTGGGATGCTCTACATGGGTATAGAGAAAATTGTATTCCTGAAGGACAAAAACAATATGATCACGAATGGAATGCTATTTGTACAGCAATGGCATTAATTACTGAAGAATTAAAAACCATACCACAACGATAGGGAAGAAATGAAAACTTTTAACGAACTCCGCAAAATTAATGTAAATGAACACACCGAGAAAAAAGGTAGATTTACTTATTTATCTTGGACTTGGGCAGTAGATCAGTTATTGGAAAATGATCCTAGTGCTACTTGGACTTTTGGCGAACCAACTTACTTTGCAGACTCTGTTATGGTTTATTGCACAGTAACCGCTTTTGGTAAATCTATGACTTGTCAAATGCCTGTTATCAATAATCAAAACAAAGCTATCCCTAATCCAAATGCTATGGATGTAAATACAGGAATGCAACGCTGCCTAGTAAAAACTATAGCATTATTTGGAATTGGTTTATATATTTATGCTGGTGAAGATTTACCACAAGAAGATGCAGTTGATCCGCAGCCTTATGTAGATCAAATTATGAATGCGATTGATCTTAATGCGTTAAAGTCGGTTTACTTTGCAGCAGTAAAAGCCTGTGGTGAACAGGTCGAATTGGCTAAGGCTAAAGACTTGCGTAAAGGTGAATTGATGGCGGTGCAAGCATGACCACCTTTAATACCGAAGATAGAATTAATGCTTTTGAACCAATTCCCTTTGCTGGAATGGTTGATATAAATCACAATATTCAGTTAATTAAACAGGGAACTGTCGAATGGCATCAACTTCGATTGGGTAAAGTAACTGCCAGCCGAGTCGCTGATATTATGGCTAAAACCAAAACTGGAGTATCCGCTAGTCGAGGAAATTATTTAATTGAATTAGCCATTCAGCGTGTTACTGGTCAAATAGAAGAATCGTATAGCAACAGCGCAATGCAATGGGGAACTGAAACCGAACCTTTAGCTAGAATGGCTTATGAATTGGCAAAAGAAACGCTTGTAGAACAAGTACCTTTTGTTGTCCATCCTAATATTGAATGGTTTGGCTGCAGCCCTGATGGGTTGGTTGAAGCTAATGGTTTAATAGAGATTAAATGTCCAAATTCGGCAACACATTGGGCTACGATAAAGTCGCAAGAAATACCAGCAAAATATCATTATCAAATGCAAACACAAATGGCTTGCACAGAAACCGAATGGTGCGATTTTGTTTCATACGATCCTAGAATGCCTGATAGAAGTCAATTATTTATTAAGCGTTTATATAGAAACAATGATGAAATAACTGACATAGAAAAAGCAGTTAAAGAGTTTTTAGTAGAAGTGCAGCAGGAAACCGATTTGATGTTAAATCGGAAATTTTAATCATCCAAAGGAGTATGTATGGCAAGCGTTAATAAAGTAATTATTGTAGGTAATTTAGGAAAAGACCCCGAATCCAGAAGTTTTCCTGATGGCAGTCCAGTTTGTAATATTTCAATAGCAGTAACGGAAAAATACAAAGATAAACAAGGTGAAGCTAAAGAAGTAACCGAATGGGTTAATGTAGTATTTTTCGGAAAATTGGCTGATATTGCAGCCGACTATCTTCGGAAAGGAAGTTCGGTATATGTCGAAGGGAAACTCAAAACAGAGAAGTATACCGATAAGCAAGGCATAGAGAAGTATTCTACGAAGGTTGTAGCCAGTTCTATGCAAATGTTAGGGGGTAAGCCTTCAGGAGATTCAAAACCTGTTGAGAAGCCCCAAAATTCGATT